ATTTAATTTAGTAGAAGAGCAATTTAAATGCAAGTTAATTGATGAAACTCAAGTAGAAACATCTAAAGAATTTTTACAATGGAAGAAAAATAAAAAACAAGAACGTAAATCTAAACCAAGAAATGTATATTCTAATTATGTAGTTTTAGATAAAAAAGAAGATGAATTTACTTTAGCTGTTTGTAGAAATTCAAGTTTTTATGGAAAATGTGCTTTTGATAAACAAACTGAAAAAGTACATGTAAGTTCTAAGAATAAATTTTTAACAGTTTATTTTGATGAAACAGACAGAGAAAAAGCAGAATTTTACTTTAAAATTGTAAAAAATATTAGAATTGCCATAATAGGTAAAAGAGAAAGACTTAAAATTCAAAACAATCACAACTTTATGACACCAGAACAATTTGAAAAATCAAAACCATTTAGAAGATTAGTTACAGCTATTAAATTCGATAGCTTATTAGACAAACACAGAAAATTAAAAAGAAATTCTAATGAAATTATTCAAAAATGTATTCCTAATTTACAGGAAGATATTAACAAATTAAGAATTTATGTTGAAGAAAACTATGAATCTGGTAATTCTTCCATGACTCAAGCAGTAATAGATTTAGCAGAATCTCAAAATCTGTGGGATTATGAGCTTATGGATGTTTATAATAGAGTTGAGAAAGAGTTAGAGCAATTTGAGTTCCTCCAATATTTAGAAACTCCTTCCTATTGGGATGAGAAGTCTAAAAAGGCTATTAATTCCATCATTACTAAAATGTTATATCACCAAAAAACATTTAGAGGAATGCATGAAAATATTGAAATAACTGTAAAAGAACCTGCTGAAGAATTAATTGAAATTTAGTAAAACGATAATAAGTAAAGATAGGTAGAAATATCTATCTTTACTTTTAAATTTGACAAAATGATTTATTTAAAACAGTTAAAAAGTGGTAATTGGAAGAAGTCTGATTTATGGAATTATGATATTGTTTTAGAAGTTGATGAATTAGAAGAATGGTGGAAAAAGAAAACAGGGAAAGTAATTAAAGCTACTTATAGATTATCACAAACTTATTACAAAGATCACAAAGAATTTATAACAAAAAACAAATTAAAATGAAATTAATAGAAAAATTTAAAAATTGGTTCACTTCTTCTAAAATAGAAGAATTAGAAAAGAAAATAGCGGAAATCCAAAAGGGACAACAAGTAGCATCTGAGGTAGAACCAAGCTGTCCTGTTGTTACATCTTTGATTAAAAAATGTATTTATAATGTAGGTACAAAAAATATTGATGTGGTATTTACAGATGGGGATGTTATTAGTGCAGTTGTAGAATCAAATATTTATGAACAAATCAGAAATACTTCGTCTAAAGAAGATGTATTACGATTGTTAACTCCTAACAATGTTAAAGGAAGTGATTATGATATAGACAAAAATGATGATGAGGGATTTATTAAAGAACAAATTACTTCTATAGTTGATATTTTATCAGATGTCCAAGACTTTAAAGTTGTTAATACAGATGTATTCTTAAAAGATGTTAACTCTATATCTATCCCAAGTTCTATTGTAGCTGAATTTATTAGATTGGTAACAGAAATTCAAGATTTACAAGATAACTCTTCAGAATTAATTGACTATGAACAATTAGATAAACTAAAAGAAGAATATAATTCTCTTTTGATGTTTACTTATAAACTACTTTTAAATCCTATGAAAAATAGTAGGGAGGATTGTTTAGAATACGTTAAGAAATACGATATTAAACTTACTAATACTGGTAACATGATTATGTACAGAAGAATAGTTTCTGTAGATAAATCTAATAAAGATTTGATTGATTTTGTATCTAAACAGTATGTAAAAGTAAAATCTTGGAAAAAATCTCCTAAAAATTATAAAGTATTTGACGATAATGGATTAATTATTATACAAGCAGATAAAAAACACGACTATAATAAACATAAAGGAAATCTTGCAGAATTATATAATTCACTTTCCGAAATGAAAGAGAATAGATATACTGACGATTATACAAGAAGTTACGACATTCGTATAGGAGAAGTTTACAAAATTCGAGAAGAAGATATTGATGTAAACAAACATGGTTCTTGTGGAGGTGCGCTAAAATGTGTGGCGCAATATTAGGAAACTAATATTAAAAATTGGGCAAAAACAGTGGAGGTTACTTTACAGTTTTGTATATTTTTTGTATATTGTAATGAAAACAGTATACTATGAAACAAAAACATTTTAAATTAAATGAAAATTGGCTTGACATTATAGATGATGAATACAAATCCTATTTTTTAGGATTAATGTTATCAGATGGTTTTATAACAACTGATTATAGAATTGGGTTAAGGCTAAAAGAAGAAGATGATTATTTAGTTAAGCAAATTTTTTCTCAATTTAGTCAAAACTATGGACTAAATAGTAGGGGGATTTGTCTTCATTCTAAAATTCTTCATAGTCGTTTAACACAATTAGGTATTACTAGAAATAAGACTCTTAAACAACTATACATACCAGAAGATATTCCTCACGACTTGATTCATCATTTTATTCGAGGTTATTTTGATGGGGATGGGAGTATATCAGTGGTTAAAAGTAGGAAATATTGTCAAGTATATTTATGTTCAGTTAATGAAAACATTTTAAAAGAAATACAAAATCAACTTAAACTGCATAATATTGATTCTAAGATATATGTAGAAAAGAGGGAAGGAAAATCTTTTAAAATAATTAACGTCACGCACAACAATTGTAAAGATATGTTTACTTTAAGAATTGAAAGACATAAAAATCTTTTAAGATTTTATGAGTATCTTTATAGAGATTGTAAAATTAAAATGTTGAGAAAATATAAAATATATGAAAAGTATTATACTAATACTGTGCTAACTTTAGAAAGTAAAGGTTCTAAGGCAGTGCAACGCATAGGAGATGAAACTTTTATAGAATTTGAAAAGCTAAAATCTTTTGATTTTCAGTCTTGGAAAGAAGTTCCAAATATGGAAGAAATAAGAAAACTTTATTATGAAGATAAAATATCTATGAACAAAATAGGTAAATTATATAAATATGATAGAACTTCTTTAAAAGATAGACTTGACAAATATATGAAAGAATATAATTCTCCCAAGAGTGTCCAGACCCTAACGTAAAGACGAGGGTTAAAATATATGCTAAACTATCTGATAAGTGAATCAGAATATCTGTAAGAAATCCATTTACAGTAAGGAGGAAACTCCTAGAATTATAGGATAAAAAGCCTGTAAGATAATATGCTACATGACACGTAGCAGATGGGAAAGTGTTTAACTATAAAAGTTTTGGGGATACCCCTGTTGCAGTATTAGTAGACCCAAGACATGTTTATAAAATGGATAGCGGATCTAGCGGTAAAATCGGGGTTAAACAAATGTTTGTTATGTCTATAACTGAACGGGATTATTCTGGAAACTATATTGATATTGACTCTCAAGCAGTTGTAAACTTTGATGATTTGTATCACAACCAGACTATAGATGAACTACAAGAAGCATTTAAAAACAAATCTTTTGAACCTATTAGTGTATCTACAGAGATTACTGATTTAACTATGAAAGAAATAATCAATATTACAAAAGTTTTAAAACATAGAGTAATAGAAATTATTTAATTAATACTTAATAACAAGAGTAGTATTTTATTACTACTCTTGTTATTTTAATTTAAAAGAAATTTGTAAATGAAAGAATATAAAAAATTTAAAAATTATATTATATGAGGAATAAAAAGTATAATATTTCATATACAGAAGATAATGATGGATTATATTATCTATGTTTAAATGAAGAAAAAATAGCTACAATTCCTAAAAATATAAATCATCACAAATTAATAGATGTTATTCAAAACTTTATATTAGATTATAATAATTTTAACAACTTAGTAATTCAAAATGACGAAGATTATTTAGGTATAATTATAGATTTATATAATGATGAAGACTATCTTTTAGGGTCAACTTATTGGTTTGAAGATTTTGAATAAGAATTAAATTAATTTTAAAAATATGCCAACAGTAAATGAAACAATCAAAGCTCTACAAGAGATAGTAGCTTTAAATCCTAAGTTTGGAGAATTTGAAACTATATATGCTACTGATGATGAAGGAAATGAATATAATAAAGTAATTTCAATTCCATGTTTAGCTAAAGTAGTAGATATAGAACAAAATAATTATTTAGAAATAATAGATTTTCATAATATAGATGAAAAACCATCATTTTTAGAAAGATGTAATTGTGTAATAATTAATTAAGAAAATATGGGTAAAATACCAGCAGCAGAAGAATTCTACGATAAAAGTAAACATGATTCTATTTTAGATATAATGACTGATTTTGCTAAACTTCATGTAAAAGCAGCTTTAAAAGAAGCATTAGAAGCATTTCAGAAATCTATAGAAATAATTGACAATCAAATAATTAAACTTAAAGAAAATGAAAATTAATATAGAAAAATACCTTTCAGAAGAAGAAATAAAAGATATATGTAAAGAAGAAATTAGAAAACATGTTAGAAATTGTGTAGGAGATTTATCTGTTTCTTCAGATGTAGGTAGAGTTTTTGTAACAAAACTTGCTCAAAAGTTAGCTAAAGAAGGAGTTCAAGAAATTATACCTAATTTTAAAGAACTAATAAATGAACAAATAGAATCTCAAATTAAAAAAGTTACACTTTCTGACTTTTTTGTTAGTTCATTTGGCTGGAGTAATACAGGTAATAAAATTTTAAATGAAGTTTTATCAAATAATAAGGAATTATTAGATGCTAAAATTAAAGAAATATTTCAAATTAAATTAAAAGAACATTAATCATGTCAAGAAAATCAGATTTTGATATATTCTTAGAAAAATACAACCCTCTTCAACATCCAACTGAAGAGGGTTTTTATATGTATGAAACATACGGAGAAGAATATGAAATGGTGCAGAAACATATAAAAGAAAAAGGAAATGAATATTGTTGGACAATAGTGGATACTGATGGAAAACTTTATTTAATTCCTGGATGGCATTATATAAACAGATTTGCGTATATGTTAACAACAATTCCTTTTAAAGAAGGAGAAAGAGAATATAAATATTAAATAAAAAATTATGAATTTACAAAAACATATTTGGGAAGGTTGGACAGTTCAAGATTTTATAGATGAATTAGAACCAATATTTAACAGGACAAAATCAGGAGATTCCTGGCAAAAACCCATTAAAACATCAGAAGATTTAAAGAAATTTCTCATAAATAATCAACCATATTATAAAAAACATATTCCTGAAGTATTTAATTATTTTAAAAACAAATTATGAAAATTAAAGAACTATCATTACAAATAAAACCAACAATAATATTTAGGGTAATTCCCGAATATAGCAAATCAGTCTACATAATTTCAGATAATACACAAAGAAGCTGGTATTGTTTTAATTGGTTAATTTTTGAAATAACATATAAAATAAGGAAATGAAAATAATTAATTTAATTACTTCTGTAAACGGGATTGTAGAATCTGTAGAAAGCTATATAATAGATGAATGGTTAACAAAAACAGATAATAATTACTAAAAATATAAAAAATGACTAAAAAAGAACAGATAGAGCAATTATTAGCTAAACCTTTTGAAATCGGAGATGAAGTTATTTATACTACTAAATATAGAAAATCTGAAAGTGTTCAAGAAGGGAAAGGTAAGAAAAAGCAATGGAAATCTATTATTGTAGAAAAAGAATTTAGTTGTGATGCTAAAATCACTAAAGTTGAGCAAAATAGAATAGAAGTTCTTTTAAATAGTTATGAAACTATACCTTCTGAAATAGTTCAACATGGTAATTATAAGAATAAGCTAACATGGGCTTTACCAAAAGAACTTATTTATGTAACAAATCACTTAGGTTCTGACCCTTTTGTAAAACAAGATTGGAATAGCAGAATTCAATTTTATCAATCAGATATAGACCAAGTTTTATGGAGAGTAGGGTATGATAGAAGAGAAAAATCTTTTAAACATGAAAAGTTGGGAAATATTGTTGTTCCAGAATTAGATTGGAATCCCACAATTATAGATGAAAAAGAAAACGAAGTTATTTATCAAAGACCTTTTATTTGGACATTAGAAGAAAAACAATTACTCATTGATAGTATTTATAATAATATAGAAATTGGTAAGATTGTTTTGAGAAATAGAAGTTGGTCTTGGGTAGAAAATAGAATTAAAAAAGGTATTATAGAACATACAACATTTAAACAAATTGTAGATGGGAAACAAAGGTGTAATACAATTTTAGAATTTATAACAAATTCATTTCCTGATAGCTATGGTAATTTTTGGGATGATTTATCTTCTATTGCTCAAAGAAAGTTCTTTTCTTTTAGATATATTACTTATGGAGAACTTGGAGAAACTGCAACAGATAAAGATGTATTAAATACATTTATGTGTATAAATCATGCAGGAAAACCTATGTCTAAAGAACATTTAGAATTTGTAAAATCTTTAAAAACAAAAGAATGAAAATAAACATTAATACAGAACCATTTGCGATAGACTACTGGTATGACGGAAGTGTAACAATAGATTTAGAAGATGTAAATAAGCAAATTGAAGAAATAGAAAAAATAATAGCAAAAAATAGGAAAATCACTTGTTGATAAAAATACAAAAGAAATCAAAATAATTAAATATGGAATTACATTACAAGTGTACCATGTGGTGCAAATTAATATTTTCTGATGAAACAAATAAAAAAGATTTAATACAAAAATTAAATGAAGGGTATTTACCTTTAGAATTAGGATATAATGAAAGTGTAGAGGGAGTAAATAATACAGAGTGGATACCTATTAATGATACAGAAGAATTTATATCTGTTGAAGAAAACGATAACCAGTCTACTATTAAATTATATGATAACATATCAAAAGCTCCTATATGGGACAATAGTTATGAATCGGAAATTAAAAGAAGGTTAAGTCGTAAAAATTAAAGTTTATAAATATTTTAAAAAATTTAACTAATTGATTTATGATTAAGTTTTCAAAAATTCAAAGAGGTTATTACCCTATATCATATTCCGATATAAATAAATATATAAAGGTCTGTAGAAAGTGGGATTATGGAAATAAAGACACCTGTAAATATTGTGCAGAACAAATTATAGAAAAATTACAATTAATTCACCCTTCTTTAATAATTAAAGATTCATTATATAATGAATTGGTAGAAATAATACATGATTTAAATAATGGAAAATTGTATAAAAATAAACATCTTTTAATTTCTATAAATTAATATTATGATAGAAAAAAAAATTAGCATTATGTCAACATTTAGGTATTGATTATTTTAATTATAATGAGGAATATTATATAGGAAGTAATCAAGATAAATTTGACGAAGAAACATCTTCTTTAGTTGAAGAAGAAATAGAGAAATTATTAGAAGATTATTTATTAGTAGATAGTGAAATTAATAATGAATATGATAATACATACAATTATGAAAAAAATGAATATCTAATAGTAACAGATGAAGAAGCTGAAGAAGAATGGGAAAATAATTTAGATAATTATATAGAAGAATGTGTACTTCCTGAACTACCTAAACAATATAGATATTATTTTGATGAAGATAGTTTTAAAAGAGATTGTAAATATGATGGAAGAAGACATTCTTTAGCTTCTTATGATGGGAGGGAAAATGAAGAAATAGTAGAAAACATTTATTATTATATTTATAGAATAAATTAAACTAAATGGAAAATTCACTGACAAATCAACTTATAGATAATTATTATGAAGAATTGTCTAAAGTAAGAACTGAACTTACAAACAGAATAAAAGATATTGTAAAAGAAAATATAGTTATATATGACACTTCAGAAGGTACAGATGATACCTACTATGAACTTCCTACTTTTTATATAGTAAACAAGTATAGTCAATATGATACTTACAGCATTGTTAAGATTACTAAAGACTTAGAAATTGTAGGAGATAGTTGGGAAGAAGGTGATACATATACAATGATATTACAGAACTTAGTACAGATAGTTTATACGATTTATACATTCAATTAACAAAAGGAAACTAATGGTAAGTGAAAAACAAATAACAAAAAATTTAGATAGGGTCTGGCAAATGTCAGACCTTTTTTTAATTGATGGAAAAGAATGGTATTATAAAGCAAGGGATTACGCAAATGAATTAAGTATTGAATTTAAAATTGATTTGTATCAATCAGCAGCTATAATAAGTGCATTGAGTCCTCTTAAAGAATGGAATCTTAATAAAAGAATTGCAAGAGAGTTTTTAGAAGGAAAGAGAGATATTCATTTTTATAGACAAGTTCAAAAGGCAAAAAGAGTATTGATGACTAAAAAAGAGCATAGAGTTCCAGTAATTCTTAACGGTAGAAAAACTATTTCTTTTTATAAAAATATTTATACTCCTTGGGACAATGAATTTGTTACAGTGGATACACATGTAGTAGATGCGCTTATAGCTCCTAAAGCGAATATAACTCCAAAGCGTTATAATTTAATACAAACTTCAATTACAAATCATGCAAAAAGAGTAAATTTGAGACCTTGTGAGGTACAAAGCATACTATGGTTAACACACAAGAATTATAAAAATGGAAGATAATATAGAAACAAACAGTGAATCTTTTAGAATACAATTAAGTTCAAATTGGTTTAGAGAGAATGATATAATTTCCGAAGCTTTAGTTGTTTTAGAAAAACCTAAAAGAAAATGGTACAAAGTATTTTTTCAATTTTTAACCATAGGGTTTTATCAAGCACCTTGGGAATATAAAGTAAAAAGGTATGAAAGTAAAAAAGATTAGAAACAAAAATGAACTGCCTCCTAAACCTAAAAAATTACCCGAAAAGAAAACAATGGTTAGGTTTGATTTTGAGGGTGATGATGGTTTAAAATATAGAATACCTAAAGCAAGATTAAAGATTAATGAAAATGGAGGAGCAAGCTGTCTTATAAAAGATGAAAATAATAAATGGAAAGCTATTAAAGGTAAATTGAAATCTATAAAAATTGTTTATGAAACAAAACGAAATGGAATTAAAGGAAATTGAGCATATAATATACCTAATCGCTCTTAAAAGAAGACATGAAGACTCTTCTATAGAAGTATATGTTAAATATCCATCAACAGTTAGTCATCTAACTGCTATAGGTTATGATGTAAATGAAATAGAAAGAGATTGTTTAACTAAAATTATTGTAACATGGTAATAGCTGTAGATTTCGATGGAACTTGTGTGACACACGAATACCCTAGAGTTGGGAAAAATATAGGTGCTGCTCCCGTATTAAGAAAAATAGTAGAAAATGGACATCAATTAATTTTATGGACTATGAGATGTGATTTTGGAAAATTACCTATAATTGGAGCGGAGAATGAAATTGAAGATGGTAATTTTTTACAACAAGCCGTAAACTGGTTTAAAGAAAATGATATAGAGTTATATGGGATTCAAGAAAACCCTACTCAAAAACAATGGACTAATAGTAAAAAATGTTATGCTCAAATGTATATTGATGATGCTGCATTGGGATGCCCTTTAAAATATGATAAATCTATTTCTAATAGACCATTTGTAGACTGGATTGAGATTGAAAAACTGTTATATGAAAGAAGAATGTTGGCAATACAAGAATAATCCGATTTGTGAAATTCCTGAAGGAGATTGGTACGGGTTTGTTTACAAAATAACAAATAAAAAAACTAAAGGCTTTTATTATGGGTGCAAGAGTTTTTATTCTATAACAAATCCTAAAATCTCTAAAAAGAAATCTAATGAAATCTATTCAGGAAAAGGAAGAAAGCCAACTAGATTGAAGAAAATAAAAGAAAGTGATTGGAAAGAATATCTTTCATCATCAAAGAAAGTACAGGAAATGATTGCAGAACAAGGGTTAGAAAATTTTAGATTTGATATCTTAAAGTTTTGTTCATCCTACACCGAAATGATGATGGAAGAAACTTTCTTAATTTTACAATCTTTTATAAATAAGGAGGAAAAAATCTTAAATGATTGGCTTTCACTTAAAATTCGTAAACCAAAATAAAATGAAAACAGAAGAAGTAGTAGATAAATTACAAGAAAGACTTTGGGGTAAAAATGCCGAAAAAGAGTATAATTTTCATCATAGTTTTATTTATACAAAACAAGGACATATTGAAGCTATATCTTTACAAATAAATGAAGAAAATTTTTCAATTGAAATGAATTTATGGAATTCTGAAAATGAAGATAGAGAATGGGTTGAAGAAAAAAAAGATTATGAGGATTTATTTTATCATATATTATGTAAATATAAAAAAGCTATTAATAGACTTTTGAAACTAAAAAAAGATTTAAAATGCAAATAAAAAAATCAGAATATAGAAAGATACAGAAATTTTAATAAATAATTAATTTTTGTTTTGTATATTTATAACATGAAATCAGGAATATATTGTATTAGGAATATTATTAATAATAAAATGTATATTGGATATTCAAAAGATATGTTAAAAAGAAAAAGTTCTCATTTTACAGAATTAAAGTATAATTATCATGATAATGATAAACTTCAAAAAGCTTACAATAAATATGGTAAAGAGAATTTTGAATTTAATATAATAGCATATTATCCAGATGAAGAATTTACATTACCTACTATGGAACATTATTGGTGTGCGTTATTTAATGTACATGATGATAGGTTTGGGTATAATATTGCTCCAACAGATCCTTACAATAAACCAAAAAGAAGTAATGAGACTAGGAAAAAATTATCTAAATCTTTGAAAGGTAAGAAAAGAACACCCGAACAAATAGAGAAGATTAAACAATTAAAAAAATTAAATCCTAATAAATTTTCCAATTCTGCAAAAATTAAACATAAGTTGAGACAAAGGAATCTTGTAGGAGTAAGATTATATGCAATTAACTTAGATGGAATTATATATAAAGAGTTTAATTCAATTCCAGAAGCTTCAGAAGATTTAAATATTTCTACATTAAGTATACAATCAAATATTAATAAAAATATATCTCATACAAATTTGTATAAAACTAACAATTTCATTTTTATAAGAAAAGAGTTATATGATGCAAATCAAAATTATTCTTATAAAGAAAGAAAATATGATTCAAAAAAAGTAAAAATAACAAATCTTGAAACAGGGGAAGAATATATATTTGATACATTATTATCAGTATATGAAAAATTAGGTATATATCACGGTACAATAAGAGAAGGAATACAAAAAAGAAATGGTATTTATAAAAATTATAAAATGGAATATTTAAATGAAAGTAAATAATATAGATTACAGAAAAATTGATAAAATTAATGCAAGTGCAATAAAAATGTTTGACAAATCAAGATTTGATTTTTACAAATATTATGTATTAAAAACAAAAAAAACCGAAGATTATTCTCCATTTTTAGCAATGGGTCTTCTAATAGACTTCATTTTGAGCGATTGCAAAGGTTCTTTAGATGAATTTGATAAACGATTTGATGAAAAATTTAAACTATTAAGTGTAAAGAAAGGAAGCGGACAAATGTTTTTGTTAGTAGATGAACTTTTTAAGTTTACACTTAGAGATATGGATGAAGAAGGTAATATAACCTCTTCTTTCTCAACTCGTTTTGAAGAAGCATTTGATAAAATTCAATCTCAAGATAAATTTAAAGGTAAAAAAGTAGAATGGGCTTTAGAGCAATTTAGAAATTCAGATGAAGAAATTTATTTCCAAGAATGTTTAGAATCTATAGGAAAGTATGTGGTTGACCAATCAATGCTAGAAAAAGCTAAATCTGTAGTAGAGATGGTTATCCAGGATGAAAATGTTAATTGGTTATTTAATAGTGCTCAAGAGTTAGATAATTTAGGTAAAACTGTCATAGAATTTGAATATCTAGGAATGGAATGTAAATGTGAAATTGACTTATTCCATTTAGATTATACAAATAAAAAAGCTATTATTACTGAAATAAAAACAAATTGGGATATTATTAATTTTCAAAAAGTTTACCTTAAACTTAGATATTATTTATCGGCTGCATTTTATTATAAAGCAGTAGAATGGTATTTAAAAGAAAATAATTTAAAAGATTGGATTGTAGAATTTCAATTTTTATCAATTGATACTTCTCCAAACAAACTAAAACCTATAATATATACATTAAATGATAATGATATAAATAAATCAATTCAGGGATTTTCTACGATTTATGATAAATATAGAGGTTTAAATGAACTAATGGAAGATATAAAATGGAGTCAAGATAATCAAATATGGAATGTAGATAAATTTATTTTTGAAAAAAACAATAAAGTTCCTTTAGAAATCGTATATTTGTAAAATGAAATACGAATACAGACATTTTATTTATATGCACATTAGACCAGACAAAAACGAACCATTCTATATTGGTATTGGTACAAATCATATAGATAAGAGTTTGTATTATAGAGCTTTCTCAAAAAGAAATAGGAATAATCATTGGAAAAATATTGTAAAATTAAATCCAGATTATATAGTAAAAATATTAGAAGAATCAAATGATTATTCATTTATATGAAAAAGAGAGATTGAGTTAATTGTAGAAATAGGTTTATTTAAAGATGGTTTGGGTACATTGTGCAATTTAGTAAAAAATACATCTGGAGTTACTTTTCATACAGAAGAAACCAAGAAAAAAATTGCCAATACTATAAAAGAAAATTATAGAAAAGGTATTATGAAAAGTAATAAAGGTATAAAACTAATTTTAACAGAAGAACAACGTGAAAAAAGGAGTAAAGCTCATAAAGGTAAAAAACATACTGAAGAAACTAAAATAAAAATAGGATTAATACATAAAAATAAAGTTTTATCGGAAAAAGATAAACAAAGATTAAAAGAATGGAACAAAATAAATTCTTCTAAAAATAAAAGAAAAATAATTCAAATGGATATGGAAGGGAATTTTATAAAGGAATGGGAAAGTATTAAAAGTGCTTCAATTGAATTAAATATAAATGCAAATGGGATAGTAAATGCATGTAAAGGAAAATATTCTCATGCTGGTAAATTTTTATGGAAATATAAAGAAAATAATGGAATATTAAATTTAAATATTAATTATGAATATTAGTGTCCCTAATTAAAAGAAAATGATACTGCAAAAGAATGAAATAAAAGATATAATTTCTAAAGTTCCTAATAAATATGGAGACACAGAAATTGAAGAAATAGAATGTCTGAATCTGATAGAAACTTATATCTTTTATAAGAAAGGTATAAAAATAAATAATATTATTCCTCCTACTGTCTATCTTAAACAAGGAGCATTAGGTAAATTATTAGGACAAGAACATTTAAAATTAATGCATTTAGCAACAGATATTGCTTGGTCATACTTTGTAAAAGAACTTAACGAAAGTTTTACAGAAGAAAAACATTAAAATTAGTATATTTGCACTATGGGACAATTACAGAATACACAAAAAATAAAAGGGTTAAAGTCGCAAGTTGAGAAATTAAAAGCTGAAAGACAGCTAATAATTCAAGAAGTTGCTGTAAAGCAACAACAAACTAACATGATGAAGAGACAAATTTCTGAAATTGAATCTAAGATTAAACAACTTGAAAATGTTACAGAAAGTGAACCAAGATGTTCGGAGCATGCAATTTTAAGACTTTTAGAACGTAAACAAAATATAAATTTAGATTATATTAATGGTTACATCTTGTCTCCAAAAATAAAACAAATGTTAGAAGTTTTAGGAGGAAATGGTAAATATCCTCATGAAGATGGATTTACAGTAGTTTTTAAAGATTATACAGCAACAACAATTATTTAAATATGGCAAAGAAAACAAACGAAAATTCCTCTTTTGAGGACAAGATTAAGGTACTTGAAGAGAAATATGGGAAAGGTTCTATAATAACAGCTAATGAGTATGATAAAGTAGTGGGAGTAACTAAAACTGGTTCAATTACATTAGATAAAGCTATTGGAATTGGTGGTATACCTAAAGGAGGTAAAGTTACGCAGATTGTAGGTTTAGAACAGGCTAGTAAAACTACTTTAAGCCTTCATATTATTAGTGAGGAACAAAAAACTGGAGGGAAATGTGCGTTTTTAGATGTTGAAGGTACATTAGATAAAAAATATGCGTCTAATATTGGCGTAGACTTATCAGCACTATATCTTATAAATCCTGAAAGATTAAAAGTTGATGAAATTTCAGGAGAACAATGGTTAAATATTTGTGCAGATTTAGTAGAATCCAACGCTTTTGACATTATTGTATTAGATTCAGTGGCTGCATTAACACCAAGAAGTGAATTTGAAGGAGCAGATACAGCAGGGATAGGTAAACTAAGTAGGATGTTATCTCAAGGATTTAGATTAATTACTGCAAAATTATTAAAAAGTAAATGTGGATTAGTTCTTTTAAATCAATATAGAATCAATATTGGTTGTTTTTCTAAAAATACAAAAATAGAATGGACTAATTAAATTCTTTTTTTGGTTTATTAAAATATATTTCGTATATTGCACATATGAAGCATATATGTAAACAATGTAAAAAAGAATTTAATCATCCGTCTAAAAAAAGAATATTTTGTTCAAATCCTTGTTATCATGAAAGTAGAATAGGAGTAAAATTACCGCATTATGGTAAAAAAGTATCTGATGGTTTAAAATTATATTACACAACAGAAAAATATAAAACTGAAGATAGAGAAAAAAGGAATAAAAAAATAGCTGAAAGTAATATAGTAAAGCTCGATGAAAAAGAAATTATTCTTTTATGGGAATTTTTAAGAAAAAAATACGTTAGAAACTTAACTATTTTAATAAAACATATTTCAAATAGAAATATTTCTCATAAAGCTATTCTAAATTATTTTAAAAATTACCCAGACGCTAAAATTTTGTGGGAACAAAGTATAAAATATTTAGAAAAACATGTGCAAAAACTATCTATAGATGAATGGGAAGATTTAAAAAAACTTATAAAAGAAAGAGAATTTGATTTAGTAGGTGTAAAATATAAAGTTTTTTATAAAACAATAGAAAGAATAAAAAAATTTTTTCCTGAATCAAAACCTATAAATAGAAGAGGAAAATTTTCAGGTAAAGAAACAAATATTAAACAATTTATAAGATTAATATTAGAAGATAATAAAATTCCTTTTATCAGAGAATACTATATAAATAATAATAAATGGATAGTTGATTTTTTTATAAAAGACAAACTTATGATAGAAATACAAGGAGATTATTGGCACGGAAATCCTTTAGTTTTTAAAGAAGAAAAATTAAATAAAATTCAATTAAAAAATAAACTAAATGACATTAATAAAAAAAATTGGATTATTGAGAATGGATATTTATTTGAAGAAATATGGGAAAAAGATATTAACGAAACACCAAAAAAAGTAAAAGAAAAATTATTAAATTTATGCGAACAGATAACTTAGAACATTTTGTAAAAAAAGCTTTTAATATCAATTTGATAGACATTAAAGAAAATACATCAATAGATGTAAAAAATTTTAATATTAAAGTTAAAAGCTTTAATCACGAAAATAAAACAGTAGAATACAAAAGAGTAAATTATTTAATTAGAAAAAAAGATGCAATAAAATATATTGTAAACGGATTAGAGTGCTCGAAAGACCATAAATTTTATTCTAAAATGTCAGAAGATAAAGAACCATCTTATTTTACTGTTGAAAATTTACTTAAAATGAAAAATTTTTCAATATTAAATAATGAAAATGTTTTTATAAAAGGTGTTATCACAAAAACAAATGAAAAAATACCTATTTATGACTTAGAAATAGAAGATAATCATAATTTATTTACAGATGGTCTTTTATCCCATAATAGCTATGGAAATCCTTATGTCCCTGCTGGAGGAGAAAGTATTAAATATTATACTGCTCTAAAAATAGAATTGTCTAAATCATTAGACAAAACTACTGATGGTATACAAGGAATTGTAGTAAAAGCAAAAGTTACTAAAAATAAATTTGCTCCGCCTTATGAGACTGGTGAGTATTATGTAGAGTTTGGTAAAGGTATAGTAAAAGAATATGAAGTAATAACAGCAGCTATAGAACAAGAAGTTATTACTAAAACTGGAAATACTTATTTTTATAATGGAAATAAATTAGGGGTTGGACAAAAACAGCTAGAAGATTTTTTAGCAACTAATCCTGAATTATTGGAAGAAATCAAACAAAAAATTTTAGAAAAATGAAAATAATTGCTAAGTTTATAGGAAAAGACAATTCTTTAGGTTATAGAAAGCATAGATACTATTATTTAAATTTAAACACAAATGAAAATAAAATATGTATAATGAAAAAAGATGAATTAGAAAATAAAACTTGTGAATATTCTTCATTTATTAAATTTTTAGAGAATTGGACAAACATAGATACACAACATGATTAGAGCAAACAGAACTACACAATTATTATTACCTTTTTATAGCAATTTTGGAAATGAATTTATAAATAATTTTGTAAATATTATAGGTACTAAAGCTGAAAATATAAGATTATATTTAGGGGATTCTAAATATAGTACCTCTTATAAAAATAAGAGCATATTTATTGATGAACCTATTATATTTGTACAATTATTAGAAAAACCAATTAATTTTGAAAAATATCTTTTATATATTCAATCTCATCAAAATTATATTACTGATTATGACCAAGATAACAGTAAAATTATAATTTTTAAGTTAGATGAACCTTATATTACAGCTTTAAAATATTTAAAACAATCTAAATACTCTTTAATGTATGATGATACATCATTAAATAAATTCTTTTCAGGAACAAAAGATTGGTATCTTATGTATGTAGATAATTATAGGTCAGTTATTTTTAATGATATTAAAAATTTTTCAGAAACTAAAATGAGGGAAAAATGGGAAGCATTAAACGCAAAAGATTTTTATCAAAATCTTATTCTTAGTCCTTACCATGTATTTAAAAAATCAGAAAATCTCAGAATTTTATTAGAAATAATTTATAATACTATAATACCATTTGAGAATGAATTAGCTTCTAAAATTAAATTAAAACAAGAAATATTGAATTATGAAATTAAAAATTAAAAAATTAAATGAAAATGTTAAAATTCCTTCATATGCTCATGAAGGAGACGCTGGATTAGACTTAGTTGCTACATCTTTAATATTAGATGAAAACAACAACCTTGTTTATGGAACAGGATTAGCAATCGAAATTCCTACAGGGTATGTAGGGTTAATTTTTCCTAGAAGTAGTAACTCTAAAAAGGATTTAATATTGACTAATCATGTCGGCGTAATAGATTCTAGTTATAGGGGAGAAATTATTTTTAAATATAAAAGTACTTTGTGTTCATCAGGTCAATACATCACAGGAAAGAATTATGAAGTTGGAGATAAAGTAGGACAACTTATTTTATTTCCATACCCTCAAGTAACAATTGAAGAAGTAGAAGAGTTGACAGAAACAGAAAGAGGAACAAACGGTTTTGGAAGTACAGGTAAATAAATATAAAATGACAGAATCACAAAAATTATTATCAGATTTTAAATTTTACTCATCTTATTCAAAATATTTAAAAGATGATGAAAGAATGGAGACTTGGGAGGAATCTGTAGACAGAGTTATGAAAATGCATTATGAAAAATATGCAGATAAGATTACCCCAGAATTACAGTCCTATTTAGATTTTGCAACTGAAATATATAAAAAGAAAAGAGTACTTGGTTCTCAAAGAGCTTTACAGTTCGGAGGAGTATCTATTCTCAAACATGAAATGAAAATGTTTAATTGTTTAGTTTCTTATGCAGACCGAATAGAATTTTTTAAAGAGACAATGTACTTACTTCTTTGTGGATGTGGAGTTGGGTTTTCTGTTCAACATAAACATATAGAAACTTTGCCTAAAGTAGGTAAGAGGTTACAAGGAGTTAAAACTTTCGTAATAGAAGATTCAATTGAAGGATGGTCAGATGCAATAGGTGTGTTAATGTCGTCATACAGTTTACAAGATTCTAAATTTCAAGAGTATTATGGTTATAGAATAGATTTTGATTATTCTCGAATAAGACCAAAAGGTTCTTATATTAGTGGAGGATTTAAAGCTCCTGGACATGAAGGTTTAAAAAATTCTTTAACTAAAATTCAAGAATTGTTAGATAAAGAAATTAATGGTAAAGAAGAAATTCCATTAAGGTCAATTATTGTTTATGACATCATTATGCATATGGCAGACGCAGTATTATCTGGAGGAGTAAGAAGGAGTGCAACTATTTGTCTATTTTCTAATGATGATAATGAAATGCTCAATGCTAAAACAGGTGATTGGTATATTAAAAATCCACAAAGAGGTAGAAGTAATAATTCTGTAATTTTGATACGAAATAAAACTTCAAGGGAACAATTTTCTTCAATTATGCAATCTGTAAAATCTTGGGGAGAGCCAGGGTTTGTATGGTCAGAAGATGAAGATATAATTTTCAATCCATGTGTTTCTAAGGATAGTGTTATAAATACAGATGAAGGTTTATATAATGTTGAAAATCTAATAGATAAGTCTTATAATCCTTTAATTGATGGAAAAGTTTATAAATCACTTAGAGGATTTTGGAAAACAGGTACTAAAGATTTATTTGAATTAACTTTTAAATCTGGAAGAACTCTAAAATGTACAGATAACCATAAGATAATGACAAATAGAGGTTGGGTAGAGGCAAAAAATTTAGAAAAAACAGATAAAATCAGAATCAGTAATAATTCTGGATTTAATCTAAATTTAGACCATGATTCTAAAGAAGCTAAAATTGGTTATTTGTTAGGCTGCTTTTTAGGAGATGGAAATATTTCAAGAAACTCAATAGAATTAAAATGGTGGCAAAATAATAAAGAAATTTATAGAAAACAAGCATTTGATATTTTGAAAGAGTTAAATATGTTATATAAACCTTCTTCTAAAGAAGTTAGTGACTCTAAATCTATTTATGAATCCATTCAATCTTCTAAATTATTTAAAGAGGCTGTCAAAAGAAAAATAATAGTAAATAATAGTAAGAATTTAAATACGAGTGCTATAAATGGTTCTCACGAATATTTATTAGGAATAGTTGCTGGTTATTTTGATGCTGATGGGACAGTTTTAGTTAATAAAGAAAAAGGAAACTCATTAAGAATTACATCAATAGATATTGAAAATCTTAAAAGTATTCAGATTATTTTAAATTCTGTAGGGATTTATTCTAAAATTTATAAAAACAGAAGAAAAGGAGAATTTAAAAGTTTGCCAAATGGGAAGGGTGATAAAAATCTTTATTTATGTAAACCTATACACGAACTCTCAATATCTAATGAAAATATTAAACTATTTAAAGATTTAGTAAAAATTAAAAATATTGATAAAATTAAAAGTATAGATGAAATTTTAAAATCTTATGTTAGAAATTTTAATAAAACTAATTTCTTTGAAACTTTAGAAAGTATTACATATTTAGGAAAAGAAGATGTATTTGATTGCACAGTTGAAGATTTACATGCATTTGAATGTAATGGGGTTTACGTTCACAATTGTGTAGAAATAGGAATGACTCCTTATTTAGAATCTCCAAATGGAAATCATCATTCAGGATGGCAGGGATGTGTGAGTTACAATACAAAATTAATTACTAAAGAAGGAATAGTAGAAATAGGGGATGCTGCCACTTTAAATCAAGAAATTGAAATTTGGAATGGTGTAAAATGGGCTTCAGTAAAACCAATTCAAACTGGTATGAATAGAAATTTATATAGAGTTAAATTTAGTGATGGTTCATATTTAGATTGTACTGACAATCATAAATTTATGGTTAAAAACAGATTTCAAAAAAACTTTTCAGAAATTGAAACTAAAGATTTAATAAATTTAATTAAAGAAAGTAAATATTCTTTGAATACCCCAAAACCAAATGTATTTTATGATAACAAATTAAATGATGAGCCATATGCATATGAATATGGATTTATTTTGGGTGATGGTACTGTTGGACAAAGAGAAAATGGGAAAAATAGGGTTCCTTTTGCTGAATTATATGAAAATTCAAAAGATACAACCCTTCCATTAAAAGGTAAATTAGGTGAGGTGTCTATTAATGAAAATAATATTAATTTTACTAGAATTTATTTTAATGATGTTGATTGTGATTTTTCTTCCAAACTAAAATATGATAAGGGTTTACCAAATGAAATTTTTACATGGTCAAGAAAATCAATGATTAATTTTTTTGCAGGTTGGATTGATGCTGATGGTACAAAAACTGTTAATGGTTGTAGAATTTATGGGTGTGAAGATAAATTAAGGGATGGACAACTTCTTTTAACTAAATTGGGGATTTCTTCCTCTATAAATCTTATGAGTAAAAAGGATGTAAAAACAAATATGACTATTAGAAAGAATGATGTATGGTATTTACAAATTTCTGATACTAAAGATTTATATTCAAATCGAATGAAGTTAGTTTCTAAACCAGTTAAAGGAAAGGGTTTAAATCAAATTATTAAATCAATTGAAAAAATTGATGGTCTTTATGACTCTTATTGTTTTGAAGAACCTGAAACACATAATGGTTTATTTGGTAATGTACTTACTAAACAATGTAATTTAACAGAAATCAATGGTTCTTTGTGTAATACAGAGGAAGAATTTTATGATGCTTGTAAAGCATCTGCTATTATAGGGACTCTTCAAGCAGGTTATACTAACTTTAAATATGTAACTAATATCACCAAAGATATATTTGAAAGGGAATCTCTTTTAGGATGTTCTATTACAGGTTTTATGAATAATCCTAAAATATTGTTTAATCCCGAAATACAAAAAAATGGAGCAAAAGTCATAAAAGAAACTAATAAAATAATTAGTGGGTTATTAGGAATTAATCAAGCTGCAAGGACTACATGTGTAAAGCCATCAGGTAATGCTTCTGTTTTATTAGGTACAGGGTCAGGTATTCATGGGGAACATTCTAAAAAATATTTTAGAAATGTACAAGTCAATAAAGAAGAAGATTTAGGCAAATACATAAAATCTATTAACCCCAAAATGGTTGAGAATTCTTTATGGTCTAATAACAATTCTGATTGGGTAATTTCCTTTCCTATAGATGCAAAGGAAGGTTCGATCTTCAAAAAAGATTTACATGGAGTAAAACAGCTAGAATTTGTTAAGCTCACCCAACAAAACTGGGTAGAAGAAGGAACTAATATAGATTTATGTGTAAATAAACATACTCGACATAATGTATCAAATACAATCGTTGTAGATGATTGGGATGAAGTTGAAAATTTTATTTATGAAAATAAGCAATGGTTTGCAGGAATATCATTATTAGGAATGTCTGGCGATAAAGATTACGCTCAAGCACCTTTTACTGAAGTAATTGAAACAGAAGATATTGTAAGAAAATACGGAAAAGCTGCATTATTTGCATCAGGTTTAATAGTTGATGGGTTGCATGCATTTGGTCATTTATGGACTGCTTGCAATGCTTTATTATTTAATTCTGTAATTGAAGAAAGTGAATTTAATAGTCTCTTAAAAAAAGATTGGCTTAGAAGAGCCAAACAATATGCTGATAGATATTTTAATTCAGATATAAATAAAATGACTAATTGTTTAAAAGATGTTTCTTTATATCACAGATGGATTGAAATCAATAGAGATTTTAAATCAATTGATTTTCAAACTATTGAAATAAAACCTTCATATACAGAAGTTGATAAATTAGGAGCTATAGCTTGCTCGGGGGATAAATGTGAAATAATAATATAAATATATTCTTTAATGAAAAAGATAGATCTTGTAGGAAAAATATTTGGCAAACTTACAGTAATTAGTCAAAATAGTAATTCTATAAATGGAAGAATAATGTATAATTGTAGTTGCGAGTGTGGAAATACATCAATTGTGGCATCTAATCATTTGTCGGCAGGAAAAATTAAATCTTGTGGGTGTGGAATTCCTAAAAAAGAAAATCATTATCATTGGTCAGGAATAGGAGAACTTTCGGGTAATTTTTGGAATAAGATTAAAAATGGGGCATCTCCAAGAAGAAGAAGACCTATAGAGTTTAATATTACTAAAGAATATGTTTGGAAACTATTTAATATTCAAAATGGAAAATGTACTTTGACAGGATTAGAATTAAAATTTCCTACAAATTGGAAAGATAAAGCATACACTGCATCTTTAGACAGAATAGATAGTGGAGAAGGTTATATTGAAGGAAATGTTCAATGGGTACATAAAAATATAAACATGATGAAAAATAGATTTAATCAAAGTTATTTTATACAAATGTGTAAACTTGTAAGTGATCAATGTACAATTCAGCTTTAAATAACAAACATTTAATACAAGCCTACCATGAATAGTTTTATATTTGTGGTAGGTTTTTAATTTTATAATTATGGAAGAACAAAAATATTTTACACCTAATGTAGAGGATTTTCATAAGGGATATGAGTATGAAATATTAGAATTACATAGAGAAAATTATCATGTTGGATTTAACAATATTATTTCAAAGTGGATTCCTAAAAAATGGGATTCATCCCAAATTAGATTAAATAAACTGGCTTGTAAAATTACATCTAAAGAAATTAGAGTACCTTATTTAACTAAAAAACAAATAGAAGCTGAAGGATGGAAAGTCGAAAATTTTCCCTACAACATTATTAAAGGTGTAAAAAATACGGGCATTTATGATCTAAATGATGATATGACAGGCATAGAATATAATTTATTTTATAGGTTTGAAAATAAAAGGCTTTCCATAGAATCATATATTATAAATTATGGTAAAGCAGATCGTCCTTATAAAGGTGTAAATTGTATTTATTTTGGGGAGTGTAAAGATATAAATACTTTTCGATACATTTGTAAATTACTTGAGATATGATAAAAATAATAGGATTACTTATTTTATTAGGTGTATTTTGTATCTATAAAATAATAAAAGAATTGAGAAAAAGTATTGTAATTGATTTAACACAAGATGATTATGAGCAGGAGTACTAAAAAGAATGCTATTGTAAAAGATGTTACTAAAAATAAGAAACAATCAGCTAACAGGAAATTCAGAAGAGTTAATAAGATTCTTTTAAAAGAAGAAAAAGATTTAAAGAAATCTGAAGAATTAACTAATCAATATGATGTTTGTGATTGGAAGTCCATAGCTAATAAAAATGATAGGTTTTTTAAAAAATTTAAAAGAAAATGAACGAAGGAATAAAAGAATCAGAGGGTAAATTAATGACTACAGAATTAGATAGTAGATTTACTAAAGAAATGTTAAAAGTAATGACTGTCAATAAATCAAAATATCCAAGAGGTAATAAATATAAAGATATTGACCCTATTGAATTGTTTGAATCTATGGAGAGACATCTATTAGCAGTTAAAGAACATTTGCAATATGGTACTTCTTTAATAGATGATGATGGATGCAATCATTTAGCTAAAGTAGCTACTAACGCAGATATGTTATTTGTACAATTAAATAAGCAAGATGAAAATAGAAGTAACTAATTGTATGAATTGTCCATTTGTAATAGAAGATATAGATTATGATTCTACAGGAAAAGAAGTATGTATAAGTTGTAATCTTTTAAAATTTTTAAAATTAGAAAAGTTAAGTTATCATGTATATAGATATTTTGATTATGAAAAATGGTTTGAAATGAATTATTTAGAGCCTTTAGAGAAATGTCCTTTAAAAGAAAATAATAAAATAATTATAAAATGAAAATAACAATTAACCATTATGATGAAGAAGTTATTTGGTCTAATAATAGAGAAAATAATCTTATTGATGAAACTAACGTAGAAGAAGCTTTTAATGCTTTTAAAGGATTATTAGTTTGTTTAGGTTATAGTCTTAATAGTATAGAACAAGAAATTTTAGAACAAAGCTATTTTATAAATGAAAAAGAAAAAGAAAAAATGTAAATGTGGATGTGAAAAAGAGGGTTTTATTTGGACTAAAGGAATGTTAAAAGAATGTTTTTTAAGATTAAATCCCCCTGAAAAAATTATTTATAAATCTGCTAAACAAAAAATCAAAGAAATTGAGAAAAAAGAAAGAACTAAGAAATTACATAATTGGTTTTTAGAGCTTTTTGATAAACATTGTTTAGAAGATGAGAATGGAAAATATGTAATTTGCTTTGAAAGCGGTAAGAAACTTTATGAAAAATATTACAAGTATAATACAAGTATTTATCATCACATTTTAGAAAAAAACAAATACCTAGAATATGAATTTGAAGAATGGAATATTGTATTTTTAAGTCCAGAAATGCATAATCAAGTTCATATTAATATTGATAAAACTCCTAAAATAAAAAATAAAACAAATGAACTCAGAATACAAATTAGTTGATTTATTAGATTCTATTTGTAATATATTAGGTATAACTTGTAAAGATGTTTTACAGATTAGTACAAAAGGAAGAAACCCTGCCAATACAGACAAATTAAAATTAAAGAAAAAAATTATATTAGCTAAAAGTTTGTTTGTATATTGGAGTAAATTTAAATATAAAATTGATAATAATAAAATAATGCCATTTTTAAAGTTAAAAAAAGAAAGTTCTTTAAATTTGTACTATGAAAATGGTAGAGATTATTCTATTGAATTAAAAACGAATATTAAATGAAAGTAAAATTATTATTAATAGAAAACTTAGAGGAAGATATTAAAAAAGATATAAATTCCTATCTTCCAACTGAAGAAGAATTAGAAAGACGTAAATTAGATAGATTATTAGGTAAAAGTGATTATGAAGAAGGATGGGAACAAATATCTATAAATATACATAAATATCATAAAGAAGTAGATTTTTATTTCAAACTTGAAAATATTTCTGGAGTATTTTTATCTACTATAGAGTGGAAAAATAATAAAATAATGATAATACTATTAGATGGATTAGAATATAATTGTATATATGATGAAGAAGCTTATAAAACCATAATAAATTTTTTAGAACTATAAATAAAAAAAAATGACACCATTTTATTACAAAGGAAAGAGAACATTTAACTTAGAGTCAGGGCAAGAATCAGTAGATACATTTGAAGGATTCTTTTTAGAAGAAGTAGTAGATTTTGCTTTAGGTAAATTACCTAATGATGAAAAAGAACAACTTATTATTAGATTAAAAAATAAAGAGGATAAGGATGTACCTAAACAAATACCTATCTTTGGAAAAGATAATAAAATAATCAAAGTTGAAACAAAAGTAGTAAGAAGAGAAGAAAACTCTTCCCATATTATTGAAGATACAGAAGCTATCTCACGTTGGAGAGAATTATTTAAGATTTAATTGTTTTTTAAGTTTGATTAATAAAGGGGAGATTTTTATCTCCCCTATTTTATTTTTTAATATCTAATTGAATAATTATAAGATTGCAATAATTGATTAGGGTCTTGTAAGTTTAATTTTAAACCTGCAAATTTATATGCTAAACTTAAAAATTTAGAATCTCCTTTATCAAATAAAGATGTTTTTCTTTGATATAGTACATCACTTTCAAACAATCCTGTAGGATAATAAATTGCTGTTTTTAATCCTGTTTCTATTAAGGAAGCAGTATTACCTACATAAGAAGCTGCTACAATAGGTCTTGAAAATATAGCAATAAATTCTTGATGAGCTACAACTGGAGTAAATACTGTAATCTCTCTTCTAAGTCTAAGGAAAAAGTATTGAGCATATTTTTGAGCATCTGTATCATCTTCATCATCATAATATCCTAATAAACCCAAAGATATAAACATTCCTGCTATAATTGCTAATTCTACAAAAGTTTTTTTAATGGCTTGTTTTTGTAATTCTGTATATCCACCTTGTTCTGGAGTTTTGTTCCATTTAGCCAATATTTCAGGAAGGTTTCCTTTCAATCTGTATAAATCTTTTAGAACCGTATTATAAAATGCAATATAATGCCCTTCTCTAACATCTCCTAATTCCCAATCCCCTCTTGTTTTACCATACCTATCCATCCAAAGAGGTAAAAAGAATTTTTTCATGAAGAATAATAATCTGCCGATTGAATAATTTTCTACAAAAGTTTGATCCATTTTTGCATATGCTCCATTTAGTTTTTTATTTATTGCATGAATTTTATTCATGTAGTTTCTCTCTTGTTCTTCTGTAAATTGAACACCTTCTTTTAACTTAGGTAAACCATTATCTCCTTTTTCATAAGCTTCATAAAGAGAAATAATCTTTTTAGACCCATCTGGTAGTATTTGCTCTACTTTTTTAGCTTTAAGCATTGCTATAAAAACAGTCATTTGCATTTCATATTCACCTAGATTCTTACCAAAAAATAATACTTCTCTAAGATTAGTTCTTTTAGACCAAGTAAACTTTTCACCATATTGATTTAAATACTCTCCTTTCATAGGGTCATAATAATCAGTCAACTGTCCAATAAGAGATTTATCATGAGTCTTTGAAATATCAGAAAGCATGTCTTTTTTTAATTTTGTATAAAGTTCACTTTTAGCACTTGCAACATCTTTTTTAGTAATGTATCTTTCACCTGCTGATTCTATCATTATTTGAATATTACCAGAAGCAAAGTTTACAAACCAGTTAGGTATATTACCCATCATCATATTAGAACCTGCTGCGCCTAAAAGAGTATTTGTTAATTTTACATCACTTACTCCAAAAACAGTCTTTAATTCTTTTTGCCATTCATCGTAAAAATATCTATCAATAATGTTTTGCACATTTCTAAGCCTTGTATTAGTTTTACCTTTTACAGAAGTAGACACATTTAATAAACCTTTATCCTTTAATGATTTTCCTAAAACATCTATTAAACCTTTTTCATTTGGTTGATTTTCAGATTTTTCTAATTGGTCTATTAAGACCTCCATTACAGGCATGTGTTTTGTAAATAATTTAGATTTTTCAGCACTTAGTCCATAATCTAATGCAGCAGACCAAATATCATAAGATTGGTCTTTTATATCAATTTTAGATTTTCCTTCTACTGGAATGAATTTAGCTTCTTCTCCTGCCATATTTGTAAAAGTAGAACGAGTACCAAGCTCTTTTTCATCTTGCTCATTCCTAACAAATTTATTTTTCAGGTTTGTATAAATACCTTTTCCTTTATCATCTAATACTCGTTCAGTTACAGTTTTTTGTTTAGAAGGCACTGAATAATAAATATAGTTATTAGAATCTAATCCTTTCTGTCTTTCTTCTAAAAATGACTGTAAGTGTTTTATAGCTTGATATTTAGCTTTACCCTTCGCATCTGTAGCATTTTTTAATTTCAGATATCTAAAGTTTTCTGTTACAAATTTTGAATCTCTTCTTACATTAGGTCTTCCAAATTGGTCTAAATAATTAGGGTTAAGAGCTTCAGGTTTTAATTCATAAGAAGAATATTGAGCAGCAGGTTGTTCTTTTATGTAATCAGGATTAGTAGGTACAATTACTTTATAATAATAAGCTGGTTCTGTAGTTAATATTGATTCTCCCATAGTTGAATCATATCTTGATTTTTGAATATGATTGTTAATGAACCATTCATTTGTAGTTTTAAATTCATTCATCAAAATATTATCAGATTTCACTTCTGCTACAGATAAATCTTTTAGAATTGCAAATTCTGATAATGCTCTTTCAAAATCGTCCTCATAATACTTAGTAGTTTTATATTCAACCATAGAATTATATTGTTCATATAAATCCCCAAGTTTTTTTGAATCTGAATTTGACATCTTTTCTCTCAAAGATTTTATTTGATTGTTAGCTATATCAATTGCTCTTTCTAAGTCAACTAATTGACTTTTGACAGATTCTGGCAAGTCATTTACCTGTATTTCTCTTTCAAAATCTCTATATTCCTTAGTTATTGCTAACATTTGTTCCCAATAACTATTTAGACTCTCCTTTAAACCTATAGCTAATTTTTCATCTTTATATTCTCTTTTATCTAATAACTCATTTATTTTTTCCAATAACTCTTTTCTTTTTTCATAAAATTCAGAAGTGGGGGAAATAATAGTATTTAAAGATTGCCACTCTTTATATTCTTCAGATTTAAGAACTTCTTCAGTTGAACCATATTTAGTTAAAAGTTGAGATATTTTTTTAGCTTTTGCTGATTCCCACGCTGTCTCATTAAATACCTTAACTCTGAAATCATTTAATTTATTTCTTCTTTCTCTGAGAATTTCAGAGATTTCTAAATCTGCTCCAGTTTTTTTATTTCCATTTCTATCAAAAGTGGAGTATAGATTATTATAATTTCTCCATGCTTCTCTAAGTGCAATATATTCTTCGTCTTGCCAATTCCCCTCATTGAAATCTTTTATGTTGTTACGAAGATGAATATCGTTAATGGTTTGCATTACTTCATTGTAAACATCTTTTACATTTCTACCATCACTAACAACAACGTCAATACTATCTAACACTTTTTGATAATTCGAATTATATTTACTTTCATAGTATTTTTTTCTGAAGTTGGATAAGTCTTTTTTTGCTTTTATTTTTTCATCTCCTTCTGTTATATCTACTTTATGTTTTAAAACATCTTCTTCATAATAAACATTTTGGTCAACATCTGTGATATATGTCAATCTAACAGTAGTTTCTGTAGAACCGTCTGATTTTCTATGTAATTGTTTTACTTCATATACTAAATCTTCGTTAAGAGCTTTTGGAGTATCTTTACTTACTCCTAATGCTTTTACTAAATCATCGTGAGCTTTGCCCATTTTTTCTTCATGGATTTTAGCTATTTTGGATAAATCTCTCATTATATCCTGCATATACTTCTCAGTTCCTGCAATTACATAATCATCATTATTAATATTGGCAAATAGGTTACTAAAAAACCAATCTGAATCTCCAAATTCACCTTGTATAACTTTAGCAATAATATTTGGAGAAGGAAGTAAATCAATCATTTTTTGCCATTTTTCTACTTCTGCCAAATATTTATCTCTTGCAGAACCTGTAGAATTATCAGCATCATATTTTGCTTTAGCAAGCCTCTGTGAATATTCATCAATCATTCTTTGTTTATCTTCTTCGGAAAAATATCTATTAAGAGTTTCTGATATAAGAGGTAGACTTCTTCTAAAATATTCATTTTCAATACCTTCTATATCTGAAAGAGCATTTTTAAGATATTTCACAAATAAATTATTTTCATCTTCATCCTTTAATTCATATAGCGTATTAGATATAGCAGTTTTATTTACTTGTGCCAAATCAAAACTTTTTTTCATCAAAGACAAAACTTCTTGATTTGATAACTTCTCTTCATTATTTACTATTTTGACAAAATTATTCCTTATATTTTTTATACCTAACGACATTTCTTCAATATAATTTATATATTGCACAACTGTAGCTAAATAATATTTTATCTGTTCTGGGTCATCTTTACCGACTTCAGATAACCTGTTGTAAATTTCTTCCCACTGAATTTTAGTTTTTGTAAATAAACCATCCTTATCAAACACTTGATAAAGTTTTTTATTTAATTCATCCTTTGAACTTCCATATTTTTTATAAATGTCTACAATAGATTTAAAAATATTTTCTAATTGTTTTTCAAATTCAACGCTATTTTCATTTTGTAATTTTTCAGTAAGGCTTGAAAATATTTTTTCCCTATCTATTTGTTCTTGTGATTTTACTTTTGTAACCTTTGATTCTATAAAAGAAGGAATTATTTTATTTCCAAAATCAATAAGATATTTAACTTTGTAATTACTTAAAGTGTTGTCATTAATAGGAGTATAAAACAAGTTATTCAAATCATAAGATGTAGGTAATTCAAATTTTCCTACTCCTTCTATAACACTACCTTCTCCTACATACCCTATTGGAACTATTTGTAACTCTATGTTTGAATCATACCCTAAAATTTCTTTTAACATTTTAGCATATAGAGTCAATTGCTTAGAATGATTATTTTCTTCACTTTTAAATTTACTTTCAAGAGTTTGTTTTTTTCCATAAGTTGTTACTGAATTTTTACCTAACAACTTAGATTTAAAATCGTGAATGGTAATAGAACCATCTTTTTTTATTTCTAACAGGTCTATTGTTCCAGCAATCTTATTTTCTTGATTACCTATAGAAACTTCACTTACTATTACACTCCCATTTAATTTTAAGGCTTTTATATAATCATAAATAGATGTAAACATCTGGTCTAAGAAAATATCAGGGTATCCTTTAGCTTTATAAAATTCAGCTAATTCAGATTGTTTAAATCTATTCAATATATCTGTTATTGTAGAGGATGATGTATTGACTTGTTTTGCTAAATCATGTATCAAATTTCCTAAATTACTATATTCTGAAAAATCTGATGTAAATTTCTTAGTATAAACAAATGAAGATACAGGGAACAATTCTATTTTTTCTCCATCTGGATTGATAAAATATTGATGAGTATCTTCCTGAAATTCTATTATTTTATTGTTCTCTAATACTTTCGTAAGAGATTGTTTCTGTAAAGGAGAAATATTAGGGGTATTTAGATAACCATCCACTTCTTCATTGGAAAGGGAATAATAAGTCATTTCATCTCCTTTTATGTCGAAAGAAGTATTATTTTCTGCTAAAACAGATGCTAATTCAGTAAGTGACATGTTCTCATCTAATTGAGAAATATCTCTTTGAACAAAATCATTTCCAAACATCTTATCCAAAATGGATTTTAACCAATTTTTAAATTTATCAAACCAAGTTTGTTGTTCAGGTAATAAGTCAGATACTTTTTGAGTAAGAGCTTGTGTTAAAAATTCTCTATTCTTATCAAAAATAGAATCGTATACTTTGTCATATTCTGTAAATACTCTATCTTTTAGGTCAGGAAATAATTCCTTAGCTTCTTTCAAAAGAGATTTAAACAACTCAGGATTATCTTTTTCAAGTGCATTTACAAAAGGGTGTAGAAATTCTTCAATTGTAATGTCTTTAGATACTCTTTCTTTGATAATATATACTTGTCCTTTATGGTAAAATGAATTTATCTGTTTTCCTAAATCATTAACTTTAGCTTGAACTTCTTTAGGTATTTCATTTACGGAAATAACATTTACTCTAATGTTAGGGAACATTTTAGAGAATCTATTTATAATAGGTTGTACTACTTTTCTAAACCATTTGCTATCAGGTAATTGAGCTAATTGTTCTGTTTTATTTGAAAGATTAGATTGAGGTTTTTCTTTAATATCATCTAATGCATATGATTTTGAAGATTCGTAGTTCTTATGTCTAAACCCTTCGTAATTGAAATTAAAAGAGTCTTTAGATTTCAAATATGGCGTAAAAGCTTTCCAATCAATAAAATCTTTATCTCTTCCCATTTTAAGTTTAGCAATCATTATTTCTTTCCATAACTTAAAATAATTTTCATGTTCTTCCTGAAAAGGTCTTAATCTAATAAAAAAATCTATTGCATATCCTGTATTTTTTATCCACTCTCCCTTTTTATGTGCAATTTTTTGTATCGTTTTCTTTTTTACAGGTTTTTTAGTAATTCTGTCTTTTGTATAAAAAGATTTTTCTTCTTCGTGAAAACCGTCTTCTTCATAAAATTGACCATCAATAACCCCTTGAACAGTTAAACTTTCATAATTATTATGATCACTTCCATAAAATCCATTAGTTATTTGAAAAGAAGGATACTTTTGTTTAAATTCCTTAAACCAATTAAATTTTTCAACATAAGAAAGCCCTACTTTTGCTGCAATAGTTAAATCTGGACTTAAATTATTAATTAAATTTGTTAATATTTCTTTATTTTCAGCATTAGAGTTTAAATCATAGGGAACTACAAAATCTATGTCATGCAAAGTTTCATTAATTGTCCTATAAACACTACCTGCTTTTCTTAATGCAAGTGAACCTGTAAGAATTAAATTTAATTTTTGTTGACTGAATTCTACTAATTCTTTAGCAAAAGAATCACTCTCTATAGTATCTTTGTAATATTTTTGAATTTGTTCCTGACCTAAAGAATAATTAAAGTATTCATAATTTCTATCTAAAACTTCATTAGCTAAACTAATACCAATATTCTCTAATTTTTGTTTTTGATTAGAATATTTATCAGAAAAATTAGAAAGAAAATCTTCAATCATGAAAATAATCTTATTCCATAAAGAAAAATCTTCTTTAGTCCATTTAGTATCTAATATTTTAGTAAATTCTTTTTTATTTAAGTAATAATTTTGTAAATTATCTCTTAAAAAATCAATTATAACTAAGTCTCTTATTTTATTTTTCCACTCTTTAGAATTTTTTATAAACCCTTCTTTTTGTTTTATAGTATTTGTATGATAATCAAATCTTTCCTGATATTTATCCCATTTATTAATAAGATATCGTAACTCAGAACGCAATTTGTTATTCTG